AGAATAGTTTCGCCTAACTTACCAGTATAAATTTCTGGCAATTTGAATTGTTGTGAATCAAATACTTTGTCTAATGCACGACCGGCTAGATTTTTAACTGTATCTAATTTTGGAACGTTAACATTGTCTCGTGTCAAGTAGAATGTAGTGAACAGTGAGCTTTTCAATTTTTTTACAAAATTATATCCAGGCAATGATTTACCTGCTTGTGCTGCCAACATATTATATAATCTAATACGACTTGGTTCATTATTGTCAGCAGCAAACATTAAAATGTCAGGTTGATGTTGACCTACATAATCCTTTACAATATTAACCACAGTACCAAACACTTTGCGTGAATCACCTGTACCTGTAATATCGTCTTTAGGCTGATTATTCTCACCACGAGTCATAAAACTCACTTCAACCTTCTTATCGCCCTTAAACACGGCTTTGTAATCATTGCCTGCATCAGTGATAAAATAGTAAGCATTGTTCTTAAATTCGTATGGATACGAACTATCTAGTGCTTCAGCTACTTTACCTTCTGGTGGCTTAGCATTACCAAAATATTGATCTAAGGTTGCTTTAACATCTTCAATATTACCTGCATGACCTTTGTACTGTACACCAATGCCGCCTTTGTCTTTCCAACTGTTGAGGTACTTGGGATAGTCATCAATGAGAATATTTGGAGTACCATCTGGCTGAGTAGCAAACTGTGCTTTATCACTCTGGAAGTACATGTCTTTAGGTTGAATCTTTAGTTTATCACGAATCCATGCTGCTTTATATTTTGCACTACCTTCTCTGTCATACTTTAAAGGTGAACTGAGAATATACCAGTCCCCACCTGTAGCAGCGTGAACCATTGCAATAAGTTGATCGGTCTGTTCGTACTTAGGTAACTTGTAGAAAAAGTCTGTACCTTTAAATGATGCCATTGTATCTTCAATGTCTTGTAACGCCATATCACGTGGTTCTTCGTGTCCCGTTACTCTAGTTATACCGGCGTAAAAGTTTGCAAGCACCCCGTCCATGTCTACATAAACTTTTGGCTTGCTCTGTACATCTTCTTGTGCTATACTTTTTTGTACTGATGCTTTACTGACCCAGTCACGGGCTTGTGCTGTGATTGGTGCATCAATAAATTTTTCCACACGCTTTAGTGGTTCGTTAAAATTAGCGTTGTCATCATTATTAACTTCAACATAGTTAGGTGTAAATACATCAGCTAGTGAATTTTTATTAGCTTGTACCTGCTCGTGAGATTGCATAACAATATCACTGGGAACTTTTCTGTCGCGTAACAAGTTACGTTGCAGTGCTGTACGCAGGCTAGTATTTACAAACACCATCATAGTTTGATAACCAATAGATTCTAACTCTGCTTTTAATTTAGCCATCTTGTTAGGATCTTTTGCAGTGCCATCAATGATAATGCCTAAACGACCGTCTAAATATAAATCCTGTTTTGTACTAGTCATGTCTTTAGCACGTTGGCGGGCAGCATCACGATCAGGTTGTTCTTGGGGCGGCATTTCAAAACTTAATTTGCGCTTACGCATTAGGTATTCAAATGCATCATCGCTGTTAATTACTTTTAAACCGCGGGCTTGCAATCCTAGCTGCTGCGCTACGTAGCCTTTACCGCTACCAGGGCCGCCAGCTAAGAAAATAGCTTTAAAAATTCCGGGGTCGTTAGGACCTTCTTGTAAGTCTATAAATCTCATTATACTAACCTTGCGTTAACAACTTCCCAATCGATGATGCGCCAAATATTATCTAAATACTTGCCTTTATCATGTTGGTAGTCTAATACCCAGGCATGCTCCCACCAATCGACTAGTAGTGCTATATCGTTTTTAATTTCGTGGTTAACAATAGTTTTGATTTCGCCCTTTTTACTTAGGTAGACCCAACCACTGCCTTGTATTGCCATTGCGACTTCTTTAAACTCTTCTTTGAAGTTTTCAAAACTCTCAAAGTGTGCCATGATCAAACTTGATGAAATACCATGAGGTCTACTACCGCTTACTGGTTTTTTATATTGAGGAAATAGTACGTTGTGTAAAAATGCACCTGCTTCGTTAAAGTCGGGATCGCCTTCGCTGGCATTATATCTTTCTACATAGCCTTTGAGCAATTTATTGTAATGATACTTCATTGCATCTTCACTTAGTACAGGTTCTAAGTCGTCAAGTTCATAAGATAGTTGTGTGCGAACAACCCATGGCCTGTTACCAATGCTCATTATTGATGCTGGTTTTGAACCTTCTTCTAAGTGGGATAACTTCATATTAACCTGCCTTTGCCTTATTAAGAGTTAACTGCGCCCACTGCTCGCGGCCTGCGCCGGCTTGTGTTGGTACAATACTTATGCTGGTTGCATTAGCATGTCCGCTGTTTCTAAACGTAATCAAATCTTCAGCGTTACGAATCATTGCTGTTTTACGATTTGGGACATGTATTAGCAGTAACGCATCAAAGTCGTCTCGATCTTTGTACCATGCAAAGTTTTGTATTAGGTATTCAGTTTCAATTTCATCAAAGCTCATGCTGGTTGAAAATTTGTCCGCTACTGGTGCAGCAAACTTTTCAAGATCCATTACTAGTAGATCTGTCATTAGTGCTTTGCGAATTTGAACATTAAAGGGAGTATTTGTTGGTAGGTCTGTGTTCAATGCGTCAATGAACGGACGAATACTGATACTGCCGCCTGCTCCTGCATTTAATCTAGCTAGCACAGTTGGAAGGTATGTTGCATATTTGTCAATAACTGCACGTTTGGATTTTTGTGATCCGCCTCCGTACCCAATACGTCCTCCAGCACTGCTTAGTGCTGCTTTAAGTTCTGTCTTACCAATACCACTTATCTGTAGGTCGCCTTCGCCTTCTGCTAGCTTAATTTGGTTGCTTAAACATGCTAGTGCATATTCGCCGGGGCCTTTTTGTTTCTTGCCTACACCGTAATTAGCTAGGGTAATGAATGCTGCTATAGCAGGATCATCGCCAAAGACCTTTTCAAAAGTATTTAGAGGTTTAGCGAGCTCCGCAATATTAACTACGCCGCCAGCTTGTTCAAGCCTATCTAAAAACTTTTTCATTGACCCATAATCTTGTTCCAGGCTTGAAATGATTCTAGTCATATCTTTGCGAACATTAGCCTTTTCGGCTTCAGGTAAATTTTCATCCACTAGTGGTTTAGTAAACGCAACATCAATATTAGAAGAAATTTGTCCGCTGTTTAGAATCTTATAAATTCGATCTAGTATATAAGCTTGTTCCTTGTCGGCGGCGTCTAAACCACTAACTGTTTTAATAATAACTGCTTTTTCTTTACCTAGGTCATCATATTCGTTAATTACACTTTCGCTAACGTTAACTTGCTTTTGTAGATCTGGATGTAACACATTACCAATGAAGCCTTTTACTACTGGACGTAGGTCAATATCATCGCCTGCCATTGCACGTTGTTTACGGAATTCGTTAACCATTCGTGGATCTGGTATAGCAAAGAATGCTTCCATTTGAGCACCTAGGTCGCTGGCTAGAAGTGGCTTAGACATAATCTTGTTTAGGATTCTAACTTTGCGATTATCGGGTACAGCACTTTCTTCTACTGATTCTGGTACACAATTAGGAACAGTTTTACCGCCCTTCTTTTTAGTACCAACCGGCTTATAACCATCCCAGCAAGGATTATCTTTAGGGTTACGTAGGCTCTTTTTACGCTCAGTAGTTTTCTTTTTCTTCCCATCACAATGAGCTTCTTGACTGAAGCCTTTTGGATTAGAGCAGTTAATACTATCTTTATATTTCTTGCTCCATATTTCGTTGAGCTTGGTGCTGTCTACACGCTCTAGAATTTTTAACTGTTCTTCTAGTGACAACTTTTCAAATTGTGCAAAAATACTTTCTTTCATAGATCCGGTTCCTGCATTAACAGTTTCATTTTGTTCGTTGTCTTCGCTGTTGCGTAATATCTTTTTAACTGATCTTAATTTCTTGCTTTTAATCTTTAGCTTAGAAATTAATTTTGTGGCAGTACTTTCTTCTTTATATTCTGGATTATCAATGAATACTTTTTGATTTTTATCAAGTACTTGATATTGATTCTGTCCGGGCTTTCCAGTATCTACAACTAGCGCATCTGCTTTGGGTTTGTCACCTACACGACTAACAACTTTCCCCATTGGTTTATCTTTAATATCTTTTACAACTGCATCAGCAGGAACATCACTTGCTCTAACTGCTAGAATTTTTGGTTGTTCTTTTTTAGTTGGTCCTGTTGTTGTAGGGCTTTGCGGCGCTTTTTTAGTTGTGGGGCTAGATGAAGACTTGTTGCTCGAACTTGCGCTAGGCGCCGCCACACTTTTGTTAGAACCGTAAGTAGCTGAACCGTTGTCCATACCGTATTCTTTTATCAACGTTTTAATTGTTCTAACATCAGTAAATTTCATTATTATCTCTTACTTGTTTAACTTTGCTACACGCTTGCTGGTAGGGTTCATACGCTTAGTTCTACCAGCTTTTACGGTCATCCTTTTACCTAATTTTGCACGAGTTCTATTTAATCTAATACGCTTGTTAACATCTACTGGCGCACTGCATTGACTTGCTTTACTAACAACCCTACCATCACGACTGCCTCCAGCACAGCGAACGGCACGTCTAATAGAATTACCTACCTTACGCCATACCATCCTTGATTCAGTAACAGTTTCAATTTCTTCAATTAGCATTATATACTCAACGCATTGATAGCAATTGCAGATAGTACACTGAGTAGAGTAGTTACTGTAATTACAACAATGCCAATGATCCAATTTTCTAACTTGTTAAGTCTCTCTTTGGTCTCAGTTTTGAATTCTTTAAGTTCAGTTGTAATGTTTTCAATTCGCAACATATCTGCAATGATATGTGCTTCTAGGTTTCCTGACTCTAAGTACACTTGAGGCTTAGGTTGTGGTTCTTTGTCTGCCATTATAATAGATCCTGTTTAGTAAATTCCATGTTTTCTGTATTCTTAGTGTCAATAGTGCCACCGTTTAACACAATTCCATGTAGTTCGTCTGTTAAGGTCTGTATAGTGTGTACTGCTGCTTGCTCAAAAGCAAACTTATAAATCCATCCTGCACCCGTCAATGACGGTGCACCGTAATTTTGTAGAACATTGGCACCGGTACCATTCAACTCTACAGGTTCATTCATCAGAATTGGCATAGCTCTTAAACCAATTACTTGAACAACGCTCTCAAAGTCTTTTTGACTAGCATCGCTGTAATCACCTGTTCTTGTAATATCAAGTGTAGTGTATAATGTATAAAATTCTATGTTACCGGTAACAACTTCTGCGCTACCCATCGCACCTCTTCTATTAGAAATTGCCATGTGTATCTCCTGTCTTTATACTATTTATCTAAACTCAAGTTTTACAGTTTGATAAATTGTAACCAAAAAAAAGCCCCCGACTAGCGAGGGCTTTTTCATAAGTTTTAAAACTTATTAGACTACTGTAACTGAACCTGCTGTAACTGTGAGGTTAGTGAAACCACCAGCTGCACGTACTGCTGTCTGTAGTGCTGCTGCTGTGATGCCTGGTACTTCTGTAGCAACATACATAATGCGAGCATTACCGCTCTCAACTACTACTGGATTAGCAACTGTTGCGAAAGCATTTAGTGCTTTCTCACCTGGATCTGCTGCACCACCTGTGAAGCCAAAGTTAGCAATGTTTGCTGCACCGTCTACTTCGTCAATTTTAAACCATGTTAGTGCGCCAGTTAAAAACTGACCTTCTGCGGCTGTGCCGTTTACTCTTGTTTGAGCCATCTTGTTCTCCTAATTTATTTCGCTGTTACTACAGCTATAACTTTATTTATCATATTTGTAAGTTTCTATCGTTTACTGGGTGCTTTGCTCATCCCTGCTTTAAACGCTGTAGCTAAATTACTAAAAGGTTTAGCGGCTGCTTTTACAGCGCCTATGGTTTTACCTATGGTTTTTAGCCCTGATTGATTAAAATTAATACCTAAATCTACATCACCTAAACTAGCACCTTTGCCTAAACTACCGGTATATCGATTACCATAAAAGTTATCACTATAATCTTCAGGATCGCGAATTGATTGTTTGGGTGCAACAGTTGGCTTATTACTTGTTGGTTGAGGTTTAGTTGTTACAGCAGTTGATGCTCGTTGTCGTACAGCTTGCTTTCTTTCTTCAGCTGAAGCCATGCGTTCTGCTGCTCGCATTGCACTATCAATATTATTATACTTTGGGCTGTTCCTAGTCTGCTGAAAATATCTTGCCGTTAGATTATCGCCATCAGCAATCAACGCATTATATACTTCGTTAGCGTCTTTTTGATCAATTGCTTCCGCAATGATTTCATTAATTTTCATCGCTGTCTTCTTCTACCTGCTGCCCAGTAACCAGCAATAGCACCAATACCGGTGCCTACTTTTTTATATTTATTTTCATCTTTGCCCAATGAAGTAGCTACCTTACTGCCGATAGCTCTGCCAGCGGCGGCCCCAACTGCTGCTCCAGCTAGCTTTCTGCCTAAGCTAGGTAGTTCTTCAGTTTGATCACTAACGCGAAAATCTCTGTACTTAAGCATGGTATTAATTGGGCTCAGCAGCTCGCTACCAATTCCTTTTGCTCTAAGCTCATGTGCTAGTGTGGCAACCACCATCTGTTGCTGAATATATTTTAAGTTTGCCCAGTCTAGTATCAATCGTCTTAGCTGTTTAAACCTAGGTCGACTTATCTTTAGCTGTTGCTCTAAACGATAAAAGTAGGATGTTGCTCTGTCTGTTGATGCGCTACTAACAACTTCCCGTAAAAATCTCCAGTGATCTTTATAATCAAAAGTTAAACCTTGTAAGAATCTGTCACTAAACAAACTATCTTCTAAATCAATTGCTTTGTTTTTAGGGTGTGATGCTTGATACGCTAACAAGTACAAGTCAGTTGCATGTGTTCTAAACAATGTATAGTTACCATACTGTGTTGTTTTAGACAAGTATGCAACAGCATAGTCTCGCTGTACGGCATCTTTAGTCATCATGTAAGCAGCTAAAGTGTTTAGATACAATAAATCAGCAACATCTCTGCCGTTGAACTTGCTAAAGTTTCGTGTGGTTCTATATAGTCTACTTTCGCAAAGTTCTGTGCCGATAAACTCTAGATCCATTTTAGGCTCCAGGCTTACCGCTACCAAAGTTCAATCTACTAAATTCCAACCGGTCAACTAGTTTAAGCGCATTGCCCAAACGGTCAACAGCAACAAAGCCTTCTTCGCCTGTTACTGCATACCCATTTTCAGTTTCAATAAATGTAGGAATTTGACTGATTGTTGAAAGTTTATTCAATAACTTAACCTTAGCTTCGATAATCTTTAGATATAAGTCATACACTGACACAATCTGTGGTACATGTTCTTTAATAAACTTGACACCCTGAATCATCTTTTCACGCTGCTCATCTTGTTTAGCAGGTGTTTTATATTTTTCAATAGCCTTAGTCATGAAGTTAATATACTTTTGCACAAAGCCCTGTGCAAACTTAACAGGTTCATCAAATGCACCTTGGCGCACTTGATTGTTGACATGTGCTTTTAATTGTTGTACAAAGTCCTTGCCAATAACATCAGTACCACGCTCTAACCATGTAAAAGTATCTGCATCAATACCTTTGAGATAGTTAGCAGCTTCACTGATAGCACCCATAATGTCAGCACTTTCAGCATTAGTAAGTGTAACTGTACCACTTAGATCTTTAATTGTTGCATCCCTATACCATACACTAGGTGTAGTGCCTAAACTGCCGCTGTCAAAACCAAACTTAGCAGTTGTATCGGCTAGTGTGGGGCCGCCCGGATACTCTGTATGGAACACAATACCAATCTCTGCGGACAGCATTTGTTTTGCTAGGTCACTGTCGGCTGGTACCGCATATGTAATTGTGTTAGGCTTAAACACAATGTAGTTTTCACCGTCAATGGTTGCACTCTTGATATCGCCTTTGGTAAACAGCAAATCGCCCTGTGCGACTGTGTTCCACTGTAGCTTGCTAAGGTGTTTTAGTGCAGCGATTAGTTTTTCTTGTAAACCCTCTGCTGGGTGATTATTTTTAATATCTGCAACACTAAAGTTCATCTTTGGATCTTGTGCAAACACACCTTTGGTACCCACAAAGAACTTACCAGTAGCAGGATCACGACCAGCAACTACGGCTGGCGCACCATCCCACTTAGTAGTAATGCTCACAGGTGCTTTAGCATGACCTTCTAGCATTTCGTGCAAACTGTAAAGATAGTTTACTGCTTCCTTAGCACCAGCAAAGCCTTTATTAAAGATGTTATCTTCTAGATGCTCAAGGTGAGTGTTCTTGCCTTCAGCTTCGTTGAGCAGGCTCTCACTGATAATTTGTGTAATTAATGGTTTGGAGATTTCAATAAATCGCATAATACATCTCTTGGTTTAATTACAAGTATTTATCACTTTTTATGATATCCATTGCTAGGTTATAATTGTGATTAACAACTTCTTGCACTTGAGTTGAGTACACTTTTTCATATACAGATTCAAATGGCTGTTCTAAATAGGACATAACTTGTGAAAATATATGTTCTGCTCTATCATAAAAATTTTCAATAGTATCATAGCTTTCGTCAAATAGTATTCCATCATATGTACGGAATCCCCAACTGTGTAATGTTTTAAGAGAGTGTGGCATGCCTAATCGTATGAAAGGCTGCTTAAAAAGTATGCACATAAATGTTTTTTCTGAGATTCCGTCTTCTTTCCACCATGAGTGCTGTTTTTTAAAATCTTCATAAAGAGTGTAATCTTGAAAGTCTTCAAATTCAACGTAGTCTACGCAAAAATTAAAAAGGCTTCTAGCGAACTGGGAATTGAACCTATCCTTTGGGTAAGTTTTATTCAACAATGCTCTAAAATTTCTTGCCTGGGAGTTATCAGAAAATTTTCCCGGAAGTTGATTAATCTGATCTTTAAAATTTATCAAATCTGGCGGTAATTGATATCTGCCATCTATCATAAAACTAGATAATACTTTACTTTCGTAGTTGGTTGAAAATATATTGGTTAGATACCATTTGACTACATGAGCTTTTTGAAATCGTAGATTCCCAACTAATAATGATAAAGTTTTATCCTTAGTAGTTTCTACCAACGAGTAGCCGCCTTCGGCAGGTCTAGTAATATTATAAATCAAACTATTGTTTTGTATAGTAAGTATTTTTTCTTTGTTAAATTCATTACACCATTTATCATAGCATGACGCAGTGTGTAAATGTACAGATGTAAGAATTACAGGATTTTTAAATTTAGTTTTGTCAATTAGATCATGCAAAAATTTAAAAATATTATATTCGCGCAGCTTGTCTAGAAACAGACAGGGCTCTCTAGCATCAATTGTAATGGTATCAGCAGACACTGCTAATTTTTCAAATGCGACTTCAAATATTTTTTTATTACCGGGGTGAGAAAACGGATAAAGTCCATTAACTATAATTGCATGTTTTTCAAGATGTGGTGTGATGCGGGAATAGATATCCTTCATTGTTAATTATCGTTCTATTTAGATGCCTGCTAGTTTTTTAAGATTGGTTAAATTTGCATCTTCAACAATATAATGTTTAACACCGCTGTTTTCGATAACTGTTTCGGTTAACTCTAAATCAGCAAATGTTAATCCAACTGCTTCTAATAATGAATTAATGAATAAGAATTGTGCAGACTCCATAGTCTGACCAGCTTGGATGCGCTTCAATGCTAAATCAGCAAACTGTGGATTTAATCCAGCACGTTTTAATATTACCTTGATTGAATCACTAGCGTTTTCCCATTCAGGTGTGCCTTTGCGGTCAGCCATAAAATTAATTAGCTCTTTTGTTAATGCTACTTTGTTTGCGCCGGGCTTATTAAGTTCGGCAGCAATGCCCTTAACATAATTATTAAGTGTTTGATTAGACTGCTGTTGAGCTTTGGCGGCTGTGGCTGCTGCTGCTCCGACACCAGGTTTAGCGGGCGCTGCATCCGATTGATCGGCTCCTGCGGCTTTGGGAGCAACGGCTTTACCGATAGCATTGCCAATAGCACCGCCAACACGACCCATTACTTTACCTAGCATACTAGCTTTAGGGTCAATGCCTGCGCCGCTCTTTGTCCAAGCACTTTTCATCTTAGCAAGCATACCAGGTGTTGCTTTATTACCTTGCGGGTCAAGTCCCACAGACTTCATTAGGTCAAAGTGTACGTCTCTAGCTACTTGCGTACCGTCAGGATTGAGCCATTGTTTCTTAGCAGGATCCCAAGTAAATGTTGGGCCACTAGGAAATAGTTTGTTCTTAGATTTTTTAGTTAGATCAAAGTCTGATACAAGTTCATAAAGACGCATCGTCGTCTCCCTGGCTTTCTTTTATAATTTTTTTAATGCCTCGGGAAAATTTTGTGCTGTCTTTACCTTTGATACTGTTAATCAGTCTATTGGTAAGATCCCTTGCAGTTTCAGCATCGTAATGACGCTCCATCTGCTCAATGAGATTAATAGCACTACGAATCACATGCTCCGCACGATTCTCAACTACATGGTTACGATCTCTATCAATTGATATCTGATTGAGTTCTTCAATAATGCTACGATACTTGCTCATAACTTTCCTCTAAGCTTCAGTGTAAGTATTTATCACTTTTTAGCTTTTAGGAAGTCACGAAGCTGTAGACTTTGACTTACTGTGTCTGCTGCGGCTGGTTCATCTGCTTTAATACTGCCGCTGCGCTTAAGCTGATCTATTAATCCAGTACTAGTAACAGTTTGAGCGTCGTCATCGCCGTCTTCTAAGTCCTCAATACGCAGTGTATCTGGATTAAATTTAAGGTCTACTTTACTGCCTACCCCGCTACTACTACGTGTTTTCATAAACTGAATCTGCACACGCCCACGTTCACGCATAGCACGGCTACTGAAAATACCAATCAAGTTATCTGCTGTGTTGATCTTACTAATGCCACCTGCAATGTGACTGTGGTCAAATTCAATTTCCTCAACGGCTGCACGATTTAACTGCGATGCAGTTACTAACAGTATGTTACGCTCCATTGCTAGGTTACGCAATTCTTCACTCACATACTTGTCTTTGACGAATAAGTTTTCTGCACTGATCTTTGCAGCAATAGGCATCATAAGATCCAAGTAATCGACCAGTAGTGCATCTACTTTAACACCGCTTTGAATCTCATACTCTCGTAAAAACGCACGTATGTCATTGGCTGTAATACCACTGGGCATTTGTTTTACCCGAAACTTACCTGCGCTTTTGCCCTTCATACGAACTTTGAGATCAACATCATCAACGTTACGCATAATTTCTTTCACCGCATAACCACTTACCATACTATCTAGTCGCATACTGATAAGTTGCTCGCTGAGTTCTAAGCTGATATAAACAACATTTAATCCTGCAAGACTCCAGTTAACACCAAAGTTCTGTAAAAATAAACTCTTGCCTGCTCCGGAACCTCCTGCAAAGATTGTGATCTCGCCTCGGTTAAGTCCACCATAAAGCTTTTGGTCAATGCCTTTCCAGCCGCTGCTGATGGAACCTGCTTGCTGCTTGATCCATTCTAACCGTTCCTTAGGATTAGCAAAGTAGTCTAAGCCCAAATCTTTAACTAGTCCTAGCTGCGTTGCTGTTCGAATCTTAGTTTCAACTTCGCCATAGAGTTGCTTTTCTAAAAGATCTGTACTTTCAATGATTGCTCGCTCTAATGCTTTGTGCCTACAGAAAGTTTCAAACTCGTCCATAAACCAGTTCTGGTGATCTGGCGTTACGTTTTCAATCTTCTCTAGATTAAGACCGCCTACTGCATTGATCTGTTCGATAGTAGGAATACTGGTATAGTTAGTACTGTGGCTTACCAGTAGATCCACTGTGGGCTTAAACTTACGATTAAAAAATTCGCTACGAACAATATTCTGACATCGAGCAAACAAGTCTGCGTCGCTGATCAAAAATCTAATAAAAAGTTCTTGTACTTCTTCTGTGTAGTCTTTTACGTCGCTCATAGATAGTTTCTCGCCTCAAGTTCTTTAGTTATATAGTTTGCAACAACCTTATGACCTGCTTTATTAGGATGATAGTCAGTGTCGCTCTCAATAAGGTGTTTAGTATCTGGATTAATAAATGAAGTTAGTGTAGTATCTAAATAATTTTCCCTAGCCAAATATTTAATCAACGGGTGATCATTTTCTGGATGGACAAATGAATGTGACGACAGCGACACAAACGCAAACTTTATACCACGCCTTTTAAAATATTCTGATAACAAAAAATTTTGATATATGAAATTAGCTGCTAACTCTACGTGAGATCTAATAACTGTGGTTTGCTTATAAAGTTGAATTGTTCTGTAAAAATCTTTCGGTATGGTAACAAATTTTGTGTTTGCTGTTAGATCAAACACTGGGTCATCGGAGCCTTCGCAATAACCAAAATATGTTTTAGTTTTTGCATCATATAACTCATTTCTACTATAT